TTTTTTGTGGGGGGCCCCCCGGGCCTTCTCAACGTTTGAAATAAAATGATTGAGAATGTGGAGGAAGCAAATATGTCGAACAAGTCTCAGGAACTCAATATGCGCCGTCTCGCCGCGCTGCTCAGTCAGGATCTCAGCTACATCGGAGGAGAACGGGAGTGTGGTCCGAATGGGGCCAAGCGAACCTTCCTGAACGTGGGGAAAACCTTCCTGCGGGCCTTGGCAAAGGATCTCTGCCTGCATGATGTGACGGTCCGATCCAACGCCGGTGGGATCGCCGTATCCGGTGAATGCTGCCTTTACGGAATGTGGGAAAACAACGGCATCTTTATTGAGATCTCTCAAAGCTGCTACAGCTGGGTTGGGCCGGTCCTGTACCGTACCATCCGGAACGCCCACGACCACAAGGGCGGGCACAGCCGGTATCTGAGTTTGAACGATTTGAAAAAGTGCTCCTACAATGAGGTCTTGGAGTGTTTTTCCTCCTTGCGGAAGGGGTACGGCTGTGAGCGGGCCGCTTGAGGAGCGGGATGAGCAGCAGTTCTACGCCTCCGAACGGCTCAAGGACTGCCAGCACATGATTCTGCGTATGGCGCAGTCCCTGGTGGTGCAGAGGGCCAGGGTTGAAAAGGCCCGTAGCGCCGGCCTTGCCGCCGCCCGGGACGCCTATTCTGATCTGCAGGAGGTGCGCGGCTATCTGCTGGAAGCGCTCTCCGACGTCCGGCCCTGTCTCATGGAGGTGGAGGAGTACAAGCTGGCTGCTGCCGCGGGACAACTCCACGCGGGGCTTGCACACTTCGATCTGATGTCAACGGCTTATAAGCCGGTCTATGACGCACTCTGCGGCTTTGCTGGTTCTCTTCCAGTCAGCGGTACCACCAATGCCGCCGTGGTCGGACGGCTTATGAACAATATCAAGCTGGGGTATTACCCCACCGACCCGGACAATATCGCACTGCTGCTCCGGGGTATTCAGTTCCCGGAGGGTGTTACCACCAACCTCCTTGATCCCTGCTGCGGCTGCGGGAAGGCCCTGCGGCAGCTCGCCGAGGGGAACAACTGCTTTGCCTACGGCGTGGAGCTGGACGAAAGCCGCGCCGGGGAGGCGCAGACCCGCCTGCACCGTGTAGGCTTCGGCAGCTTTTTCTTCAGCCGGATCAGCCGTGAGGCGTTCCATCTGCTGTTTCTGAATCCGCCTTATCTGTCCGTACTCAATGGCAGCGGCGGGCAGTCCCGGCATGAAAAGCGGTTTCTCATTGAGAGCATCGGCCACCTAACCTATGGGGGCCTGCTGGTCTATGTGATCCCCTATTACCGCCTTACCCCGGACATCTGCCGTATCCTGATGGACAATTTTGAGGCTCTCTCTGTCTGGCGCTTTACCGATGGGGAGTTCAAGCGGTTCAAGCAGGTGGCCGTCCTGGGCCTTCGGAAGCGGAGAGAGACGGAGCCGCCGGATACCCTGTGGCTGGAGCAGTACGCGGTCTCCCCCGCATCCATCCCCAGCATTTCAGACCTGCCGGAGCACCGGTATGCGCTTCCAGCTTACCCCCTGGAGGTCACGACCTTCATGGGCGAGAGATTCAATCAGAAGGAGCTGGAGCAGCAGCTCAAGCGATCCAACAGCTTTCAGCAGCTTATGGCCCGCAGCGAACTGGACAACGATGTAAAACGGCCGCCGCTCCCGCTCTCCATCGGGCAGATCGGCCTTGTGGGCGGCTCCGGTATGATCAACGGGCTCGTCCGGTGCAATTTTCCACACGTCATAAAGGGACGCATTGTCAAAGTGATCCGGACGGAGACGGAGGAAAAATTCAGCGCTGAAGGTAAACACCTGGGATCGGAGATCCGCGAGACAATCGCCAACAAAATGATCTTCAATGTTCTGACGCCTAACGGATTTAAATCCCTGGCATAGCGAGGAGGAAATGATGTTATTTACGGAAACGTCCGGACGGTTCTCACCTGGCCGTCTTATCGCGAGCGAAGACCTGCTAGCATGTGTGGCAAAAGAAGAGCTTCTAAACGCCTATTGCCATCACCTGAATTGCGACTGGGGTGACGTCCCGGATTCAGTTCAGCAGAGCAACGATTATGCACTTAGCCACGGCGAGGCTCTGCTCTCTGTCTATACATCAACCGGCGGAATCCGGTTTTTGATCGTCACGGAGGCGGACCGGTCGGCCACGACCTGTTTACTTCCAGAAGAATATTAAGAAACGAGGTATGCTATATGGCTATGACAGCGCTTCCTCTGGCGTTCATTGTTCCGGCTGAGGAGCTTCCCGCAGACGACCGCACGGCGCAGGGCGCCGTATGGTCTACTGTGGCCAGCCTGCTTCAGTCTGGCCTTGGCAGAAAATTCTCCAAATTCTATCCCCAGCTCCGACTGGAACAACAGGGAGGTTACGCCCCCTTCGGCGTGGTTCTCGGCCGAGCTGCCCCGCCCCTGTTTCGGGAGCTCTACCGTAAGGCGCTGGACAGGCAGGCTGGCGCGATCATGCACCATACGCTGAACACGCTGTCCCGCTTGAATCCAGATCAATTTTTTGAGGAGGACGGTACCATCGTCTGTCCGGCCGTTATAGATGGCAGCGATCCTGACCTGATGTTTCACGGCCTCTGGCATCTGGCGATGCAGCAGGGCGAGATTCTTCCCGACTGCGGTGTTTACCATGTCGCGCAGAAACGGGCGTCTATTGAACCGAAGGAAGTGCAGCAGACGCTGGCGCACCCCGAACGTTATGCCCTCTGCATGGTCTGCCTGGAGCCGCCGGAGGTGCCGTGTGATGATGAGATTTGACCCGGAGCAGTTCTTCCGGCTTTTGCAGCAGCTTCCGCCCAGCCAGCCCATGTCGGAACCGGCGGAGCACAGCGCCTACCTCCAGCGGGAGGTATTCGACAGGCTGAAGAACCACGAGCTCATCGATCTGACAAAGCTGGACTGGGATGCGTTCGACCTCAGCCACGTGACGCCGGAGGACTATGAGCACAGGTACAAAATCAACCAGTCGAACTGGCTGCAGGGCTTTAACAGGATGCTTCAAGGCATAGAGCCTGCGGCGCTGGAAAAGCAGGTATTCTTCTGAGGAGGGGGACAATGTACGACTACGATGACTACGAAGAGGATGTACTTCTGGTGCTGCGCGTACTGAAATACCTGCACGGCGTACAGACCAGGGAGGAATTTCTGAAAACACTCAACCATTGCACAGAGGCAGGGATGGATGAGCTGTATGAGCTGGCAGATACCTTCACCTGGGAGCTTTTCCCCGCAGCGGTATTTGATATAGATGAAGAATGGGATGCCACAACGATGTCCTTCTCTCATCCCAATATAGACTGCTATCTGTCTTTGACCGGCCGGCTGGACACCACACATGGGCACAGGCTTGCCCTTCGGAAACGCCTGGAGGACATCGCGCTGTATTTCTGCATGGTGACGGACTCAGTGACAGGAGTGCAGTTCTCCCCTATGGACGAATCGACCTGCGTAAAGCTGCGGTTCTCTCCGGACTGCTGCGATACGCTGGGCTTTGCCAATTCCATGGTGGATCTGCTGCGCTATCTCGACCGGGAAAACCGGCGCCTGGAGAAGCTGTGCCTGGAACAGCAAAATGAAAGTGATAAGGAGGCGGCCTGATGGCTCGGCCAGAAAACAGAGATTATACGCGGGACTCCTGCATCCGGTGGTCCCCGGAACGGGGTTTGCTCATTGTGGAGGAGAAAAAGGAAGATGGGGTGATATCCTGTCAGCAGATTGACCCGTTTGACCTCTATTGTGCGCTCAACGAGGGTTATAACAACAAGGATTTTCTCTCCAGCGGCTTCCTGCCGGAGCACTGCCTTTCCGTGGCAATGAACGGCTCGGAGCGGTACTTTGTGCTGTGGAACCCGGAGCTGCGGGCCGATCTGACCTATTTGAATACGGAGTACCCGGACTTCCCGCTCCCCCGGCTGGTGTTCGGTATCCGCATGCTGAACACCGGACGGATCGCGGAGTGTTCCATCGGCGTTGCAGCGGATGAATCCCCAAGGCCGGAGACGGCGATGTATGAGTATCCGTTCTCCAACGTTCATCCGGACCGGAAGCTGTGTGCGGGCAATAACGTCCTGCCCAGATACAAAAATATCCTGAGCATGAAGCACTTTCCCCGCTATGTGCTGGGCCTGCCGGACAACGATGATCTGTACGACCGGGAGCACAACCGCCTCGGACTTGGCCATGCCGAGCTGATGGAACACCTGAAGGACAAAGACCCCGCGTATTACTACACGGATGTTCTGGTGCCCCGCGGCGACACCCTAGGGGACTTTATCATTGGGAGGTAAGGCATGGAACAACGAACCGCCAAACAGATCCAGGAGGCCCTGGCAAAGCCCTTCGCAGCGGGCGACCTGGAATGGAGGCTGCAAAAGGCATATCCCCAGGAGATGCGCGGCATCGCCGTCCCTTATGTGACCAACCGGGCCATTCAGTACCGGCTGGACGACGTGGTGGGCGTGGAAAACTGGTACAACAGATTCAAGCCCTGGCATAAGTTCGTTGCCAAGGTACCGGGCAAGGAGGACTACCGAAAGCTGGAGGACAAGGAGATTATCTCCCAGCTCTGCGGCATCGCCATCTACTTTGCCGAGCGCAAGGAGTGGGTCTGCAAGTGGGACGGCGCCGAGCTTTCCGAGATCGAGCCTGTAAAGGGCGGCCTCTCCGACAGCATGAAGCGGGCGGCCTACCAGTGGGGCATCGGCCGGGTCCTCTACGACATGAACACAGTATGGGTCGATATTGAGAAGAAAGGGAAGACCTGGTTCATCCGGGACGACCAGCGCCAGAAGCTGGACAACGCATACCTCAAGCTGCTTGACCGGCTGGGCCTGAAGCCCATGCCCGCAGGCGGGACCGAGGCACTGCTGGTGCCCAAGGACATCCCGGAGCAGGAGGAAGACGGAGCGCCCCCCGACGCACCGGGCTCTGTCCAAAGCACCCCGGTCCCGGAGCAGAAGCCGGGCGCGGCCTGTTCCACGCAGCCGGCCGCACCATCTGCGGCCCCAAAGGGCAGCACGGCCAAGGCTGAACAGGCGCAGGTCAGCTCTGCCGCAGGAAGTCGCTCCCGCACACCATCGTCCGCGCCCTCTCAAAACACGTATGAGTACCGGGTGGCGGCGTCCAAGGTACAGAAGGGGATGAATACGGTCAACACGCTGGTGCGCCTGGAGGCGGCCGACGGGAAACAGGTGGACGCCTTCGCCCCCGGCGAGCATCACGCCCTGACTGTGGGAACGCTGCTGACTGGCGTGCGTCTGTCCGTCCGCCGGCAGGACACCGTTGTGTTCTATGTGCTGGAGGACTACCGGATCGCAACAGCCCCCCAGGCGGCGTAGGAATCTGTGATAAATATTTGAGAAAATTTTGGAAGGGAGACGCGCTGTGAAAAAAATAGAGCAATTCTACATCACGGAGCTGACACTCGCCGGATTTAAGAACTACCTGGAGCCGACCACCTTTGTTTTCGGCAATCCGACGGTCATCACCGGTGGAAATGGCCAGGGCAAATCCACCCTTGCCGACGCGGTCGCCTTCGCAGTCACCGGCCTTCCCTTTTTTGGGGAGCGCGGCATCGACCGGCTTTACAATGACGCCATGAAACAGCAGATGGAGTTGTCGGTCCGGCTGCGGTTTGTGGACCAGGACGGCGCGGCGCATGAGCTGTACCGTCTCCGGAAAAACAGCCGCATGGTCATCACCTATGACGGCTATGACATCCGACAGACCGACCTTACGGACATGTTCGGGGAACGCGATGTGTTCCTCTCCATTTTCAACCCGCTCTATTTCATCGAGGTATTGGAGGACGATGGGAAAAACCTTCTGGAGCGGTATCTGCCGGTGATCCCCCATGAGACGGTTCTCTCACAGCTCTCCGAACACGTACAGGAGAGTCTGAAGGACGAGGAGATCCTGTCCCCGGAGGTCTATCTCAAGAGGAAGCGGGAACAGATCCGTGAGCTGGAGGAACAGATCATCTATCTCACCGGGCAGAAGGATCTCACCTGCCTTCAGGGCCGGGAGTCCAGCAAGGCGTCGGCTTCCCTGAATGAACAGCTCCAGTCTCTCCAGGAGGAGGCCGGTCATTTAGAGCAGAAACGCTTTTCCGGTCTGGAACCGAAGGAGATGGAACGACAGCTTGTAGAGCTGAGCCGACAATACGACGAAACATCCCGCGACCTTCGGAGCGCGGAGCGTTTTTCCGAGATCGACGGGCAGATTTCAGAGTTGACCCAAAAAGTTGCCGCCCGGCAAGCGGAGTCCTACCAGTCAAAATTTTTGCAGCCTTTGGCTGATATCTCGGCCCGTGTCAGTGAGTTGGGACGGCGATATAAACAGGAGCTGCACAACTTCCAGTCCTTTGCACCCGGCGTATGCTGCCCTACCTGCCATCGCCCCATCACGGAGGCGGCGCTGGAAGAGGTCCGCGCTGAGACAGAGAAATTTGTCCAGGCGCTCATTGCACAGGGCAAAGAGCAGCAGGCTCAATTCGCAGAGCTGAAAGCGCTGGACCAGCAGGCAGCGGAAACCTTTGTGCAGTTCAAGCAGGATGATCTGAGGGCCTGGTCGGAGGAACTGGAACGCCTACGGAGTCAGCGCCGGGAACTGGAGGAGGACCGCCGGGGTGAGGAACAGCTGGAAACATTAAGGGAACAGATCCAGGAGCTGACCTCTGCGCTGGAATACGGCAATCTGACACAGGCGGGTTATGACCGCCTGAAAGAGTGCAAGGAGGAGATCCGGGAACTGGAGGCTAAGATCGAAGCGAATCAGACTACGGCTGGATGGACGGAGGCGGAGTTTGACGCCCAGATCGAAAATACCAGAAGCCAGATCACAGAACTCAGGGAGAAGATCTCAGATGCAATCATCTACATCAGCAAGCGCACAGAACTGACCTTTGCCCCTCTAAAGCTGAACCGGGTGGCCATTTCCCTCTACGACATTGTAAAAAGCACAGGAGAGCGCAAGGACGCCTTCCGTTTTACCTACCAGGCGGAGGGCTGCACGAAGGGCCGCCTCTATAAGTGCCTCTCCCACTCCGAGCGGCTGCGGGCCGGCATGGAGGTGTCCGAGATGGTGAAGCGGCTGACCGGGCGGAATTACCCGGTATTTGCGGATGACATGGAATCCATTGAGGATTTGTCGAACGTAAAGCCCACCGGGCAGGTCATCATGGCCAGGGTTGTTCCCCATGCTCCCCTCTCCGTCCAACCGCTCCAGCCCATCCAGGCATCTGCTCAGGCACAGGCGGCATGAGCCGCATGGGGCGCCTGACACACGGGCATGACCTATGAGAAACTTCCGATCGTGGACGCGGCCAGACGGTGCGGGCTGATGCTGGACGCCCGGACGTTGCGGCGCGAGGAGATCGAGGCGGCCTGCCCCTTTTGCGGCGACCACGGGCCAGGGAAATACCATTTAAGTCTCAACACCAGCACCGACCAATACCGCTGCAACCTCTGCGGCGCCCGCGGCAACAGTGTCACGCTGTACGCAAGGCTGCATGGGATCGGCAATAAAGAGGCGTACCGGGCGCTGGCGGAGGGCTCAAAAATCTATCCGATGCCGCATCCGCCGGCGTCCCCAAAAACAGAGCGGCAGCCACTTGCGCTTGCGCAGCGGCACGCCGCCTACACCACAATGCTGGAGCACCTCGTACTGCTGGACCAGCACAGGGAGAACCTGCTGGAACGGGGGCTCTCAGAGGAACGCATCCAGCAAAACCAATACCGCAGCATGCCGGAAACGGAACAGGGGAGGCGGCTTCTCGCCGCCCTCCTCCGCTCCGGCGGACAGGAGCTTCAGGGGCTCCCCGGCTTCCGTACCCGCTATGGAGAGTGGACGCTCAGCGGCCCCAAAGGTTTTTTGATCCCGGTACGTGACAGGGACGGTCTCATTCAAGGGCTCAAAATCCGTCTGGACGACGCCGGCAAGCCGGACCGAAAGTACCGCTGGCTGTCCACACGGGGCGCCCCCAACGGAACCAGGAGCTATTCCTGGGTCCATGTGACAGGGGACACCAGTCGGAAACGGGCCTATCTGACCGAAGGGCCGCTCAAGGGGGATGTGGCGTCTTTCCTGGGGAGCGACGCGCTCTTCGTGTGCATTGGCGGCGTCAACGCCATCGGCGGCCTTCGGAAAACGCTGGAGGGTCTGAAGGTCAGGGAGGTCGTGGAGGCCATGGATTCAGACCAGATGACCAATCCTCACGTGAGAGGCGCGGTTCTCGCCATGCGGAAGGAGGTACAGCGTATCCCCGGCATCCGCTATTATAAATACACCTGGGACCCGGCTTACAAGGGTGTGGACGACTATCTTCTCAGCCGCACGGCGATGAGATAAATATGAGCTAACTTCCGGTTCAGGAGAACGGACTCATTTTGAAGCAGCCCTGCGGCTCAACGAGGAGGAAAAGAGCTTGCCACTGCTGTCCTACAGCCATTGTATCACGGGCATCTCATAGCCTGCTGATACCTGATTTTATTGACTTTTTATTTAGTATACAAGGAGGATATCCATGTTGAACGAAAATACTCTGGTAAAGGTGACTGCGTCGGAGGACCGCATTTCCTTCCGGACAGTCAGCCGAAGCTATAAATCCCCGCATCGCTTTGTAATTCTGCGCAGCGCCCTGAAACGGTTGGCCGATGAAAGCTGTATGGTATCCGATCTCAGCTCCTTTGCCAGTCTTTGGCATGTTCAAGGGACCAACGATCTGCACATCTGCTTCTCATGGCTCTCCGATCACAACGGCACGTTAAGCGGACGGAAAGAGCTGATACGGCTCCCGTTTTGTGAAACGATGCGCTTTCTCCACGACAGCATTTCCCCCGACGGCCCGAAAGAGCGGGCGTTTCTGTCTTTCGGTCGGCTCGCAGACCCCTGGTTACATTTTGACGCGCCGAACAATTTGAAAAATGTCCTGGCGGTTCCGTTGCTGCGCCGGAGGCTGGTTCGCTTTTTGCGCGATCATTTTCACTGGAGGAATGGAGGCGAAGTTCGATTTTTCGATGACTGTGATCCGTTCAGCTTCACCTTTCGGGAGTATCTGCCAGGAAGAACGGGTCTGTGCGGCGGCGTCGTCCTGCACAGAGAAGAAGACCTGAAAAACGCGTACTACTCTTTGCACACATAACCGTTAACAGACAAACCATAATCATCAACTTTGAAAGGGGCAATCAGCTTTATGGGAAACCTGTTTCATATGAACGACTTTGTGGCCGCCTCCCAGGGAGACGCCCAGAATATGCTGGGGAAGTTCCTCTACTTTTCCCTGTCAAACCTGCTGGTGGAAAAGGCGCAGCTCTCCGAGCTGTGCGAGAGCATGGGTATCTCCTATTCTGGCGGCACCCGGCTTTCGGTGGCTGACGCCTTCCGCTCCGCCACCGGGGACATCAAGGAGCGCAAGCCCGTCACGGTTGCCGGCGAGACAAACATTTACCTCGTCTATTGCCGGGACAACAAGCACACGGCGGATGCGCTCTCACGGGAATTGGTGAAGGAGACGCTGAACCAGAAGACCAACCGCTATGAGAAGCTGGCCAACATCACCTGCGACCGGAAGGATGGGCAGATCTACTGTACCAACATCGTAATGGACCCGGATATTGACGTGCAGGCCCGCTGCCGTCAGGCGGAGGAGCTGTTCGAGCTCTATCAGCGGTGCGCCAACCGCAAGCAGATCGAGACCATCTGTGCAAACTTCCTGCGGGAAATGGAGGCCACCAAACTGAGCATCAACGGACACCTGTACTTTGTTCCCAGAAGTCACATGGAGAAGGTGGATATCTTCGAGGATTTCATCGGGCTGCTGGGGGGCATGAACCGGAACAATACCCCTCTTGTCGTCAACAGCTTTTACATCATTGACGACGAAAAACAGCGCAGCAAGATGGCTGAGGAGTTCTACAATGCGGTCAAAAAAGAGATCACCGAGTATCAGGAGCGGTGCGACTACTTCATCAAGAGCAACTGTCAGAGCCCGGCCGTGATGGAACGCTGGGTTTTGAAGGTGCGCGGCCTGGAGGAGCGCAAGCGCCACTATGAGGAGATCCTCCGCCGGGAGTTGAATGGGCTGGATGAGGAGTTCTCTACGCTGAAGCTGCTCTCACAGGAGCTTCAGGTGAGGGCGAATGCCATCCACCTTCAAAAGGCAGCCTAAAAATCAAAGAGCTTAGATTGCATAGGGGGCTGGGCCATTATGGCCAGCCCCCTGCGCTTACATGGAGGGAAACTGATAATGAAGCATATTTCAATCACATATCACATGAGCCGGGAAGGTGAAATCGCGGAAACCTGCATCATCCTCCCTATGGAGGACCAGATTGCCTCCGATATTCTGGAGCATCAGGAGAAAAGCCGGCACGTCAGGGAGGACGGCTGTGGTACTATCGCAGTCAGGACCATTTTGACGTGTCTTGCGGAATTGCAGGGCTATACGGATGCCAGCTTCTGCATGGCCATGGAGGCAGAATTATGGTAGAGACTGAGCTTCCCTGGACTTCGGCAAAGCATGTGGTGCGGTTAAAGAGGGCGGAACACAGATGAAGCTATACCGTTTTGAACTCGCCTTTATGGGCGAAATGCAGAATGTCGGCTTTCTGCATGGGCTGAACGATATTGGTCTTGATGCTGAAACCGAACGTCAGATGCTGGCCCCATTCGATAAACTCCCACGCAAATTCCTCGGAAACAGTGCAAATGTTTCCTTCTGGTTTACGGTGGATGGGCTTCATAGATATTTACCTGCCATTCAGATGTTGGAGAAGGAAATAGAGCCGGATGGCTGGAATCTTTTATATGCAACTATAGATATATCCGAAGATGGGTTGACAGTGGCTAAGTATCAGGATTCAGAGCAGATTGCGTTTCCCAAAGAGTTTGTGCAAACCCAATCAATAGAATTTCAGGAGATATCAGACTTTAGCGAAAGACCATAATAATAAAAACAGCTGATACAATGACCTGATTCTATATGGAGAAATCCTCAAGACATAGATACTAAGATATTCAAATGCGATACCAGGGGGCACAGTATGGAAACAACCTACCAAATTGACCGCAACAATTTGATGAGAGACGAGGATATATTACTTGCAATCAACAGCCGATGTCAGGATCCGATCTCCGACCAGAATACTATTGCTGAAATTACCTGGTTTGGGACAGACCGGGAAATATTCTTAGAAGTTCATATTGAGCCATTTAATCCGAAGCTAATGATCAGCCATCCCGAGAAATATGAGTCCATAAAAATATGGAGCGTCCCGTACAGTTGGGATCATTTCGATGGTCGTCCTGATGGAGTTGAGGCATTGAAAGAGGTGCAAAAGGAAGGACGGCGCATATATTTTGCGTTGAGAAGAAAAACCAAAATTCAATTGAAGAGAAACCTGTCGCAAAAATAGGATAGAGTATTCTTTGGGCAATTTCAGATGGAGGGATCAAATGATTATGGAGCGTTTCAAGAAAGCAGCCAATATCCAGCGCGGTGCGAAGTATAAGGGAGGTCTGGATAAATTACCTGCTGAGGCGGAGATATTCACCTCAGAGACATTCCGCTATGAGGCTGCAAAGCCTGGAGACTATGTTGTAGAAGCGGTGGTGGACGAAGCGATAAATTGTTTGCCTCCGGCCTTCCTCTCAAGTGCATGCGCACAGATGGGGTGCCCCTATAGTCATCGGGAGGACCCGAAAACCGGCCGGTGGCGTGCAACTTACGCTACTTTCAAGCGATGCCCCGATGTACCTGGCATCTGGGAATACTGTGGGCATTGCTTTCAGGGCGAGACGGTGGAACGCGGCCAAGATCCGATCTGCTGCTGAAAGACTTGTGCTTTGAAATATGGGGAGACAAAGCTATGCCGGCACCTGTTTTTATGAGGAGAAAATAACGTAAAAAAGGGGATGTCCGCCGGACATCCCCCCCTTCTGTAAAATGGAAAAGGCTATTTCTAGAATTGCGATTTTTATGAAGGCCCAGTACCTCAGTTTGTATGAACTAGGGTACTGGGCCTTTTTGTGGTTTGACCATATATTTAGACAGCAGCAGTTTGCGGTGAAACGGTACATTTCGTGCTGCGCTGCATTAGCGGTGTCAAATTATGGAGAAAACAGTCGTTAAGTTGAAAAAATAAAGAAGAAATTATTACATTTCCCATATAAATATACGCTATTGTTTTCTTGGCGGATTCGATCCTTTTTTACATCTTTAGAAAGACTACTCATAATTTCAGCAAATTGCTTTCACTTATAAAAGTGTGATCTTCTTTAAGCCCAATAGATAGAAGCAGGAAAAGGAGAAAGCGAGGGAAATTATGAAGGAAATGCAGGACAAAATCGTGAAACTGTTGGAAGGGTATACCTTTCGGGAAAAGAAAATCGCCTTGCTGCGCCATGAATGGTACCACCCCAATCAGGTGACACCCGAGGAAATGCTGGAGGCAATGGCCTATTCCAGAAATACAGACGGCGGTGCGCCGGTCTGCGGGCATATCTCGGACAAGACCTATCATATCGCTTTGAACTATGAGGATCAGGCTGCGCGTCAGAACCGTGAACAGATTGAGACCATCTCAACCGATTTGGAGCGGCTGGAACGGGTCCAATATCGTCTGGGCTATTGTGTGTCTCAGCTCCCCAAGCCGCTGTCAACGATCATACAGGAATTATATATCAGGGGAAAGGAGCGGAAAGATATCATTCTGGAACTCGGCCTGAGTGAGAGCACATTCCGAAGGTACCGCCAGAAAGCAATCGAAGATCTGGCTGAGATGTACCTGGCACTGCAAAGCGCCGGCGTTGTACTGGAGTGGGACGACTGAATTTTGAACGCGGACTGACCGCTGAGTGGCGAAAAATGAAATAATTTTGGTCTTCCATTGAAAGATATTCATGTGTTATAATTAAGCTACCAAAAGAGGATGTTTCGGAGGCCGGTGTGCTTCTGAAACATCTTCTTTTGGTATCACCAGACTGTCAAAAAAGAGTGCTCTCCGGGTGTATTTCCGGGGGGCATTTCCTTTTGTCCAGGAGATGGCCGTCATAGCCGGCTGCTCCGCTTCATATCGTTAAATACATATGGGACAAGGAGGAGATTACCATGCGGGACGGGAAAATCTCAACGGAAGAATATCAAAAGTTAAAAGGCGTGGATATTCGGGAAATCGACCCGGCTGCGGCTGCGGATATCCGCGGCATCACGGTGAACCCCGACCTCTCGCCCGCCGAGCGCCTGTTGGACGTGGCGCGGCAGATGAATGGGAACCCCTTCGTCTACCGCTGCGGCGATCTTTTGGTTAAGACCAGCTTTACCGGCACGGCTTCCCTCCAGTCAGTGTTGGAAGAGTGCCTGGAAAAGTTCTGAGGCGGCCGACATGCGGAACGATTCAGTTGCGGCCGGTTTCACAAGCAGCCTGATTTTCCATAAAGACGGTTCCGTAACGGCCCGGTATGGCTATGACCGTGCGGTACGGCTCCTTTACGAATATGAACGTTCCGGTGTCGCTCCGGAGGATGCCGAAACAGGACGGCGCAGGACTTCCTGGGAGCGATATACCATGAAAACGCCAAACGGAGATATTTGCGCCCGGCGCGGCTGGGAGTGTGTGCTGGGCCGCCTGTTCTGCTATGAGCGGTCAAAACTGACGCCGGAGCAGTGGCGGGAACAATACGGCACGGTGGAGGAGAACGCCGTGCAGCCATTCTAAAGGACAACGCCGCTAAAACTCGCGCTTTACATGGAGCGGAAAAGATGATATAGTGAATGCGGACTAAATCAGAATAAGGATTTTTGCTTCATGATCTTTTCTGGCTTATGACCGCATTTGCGGAATCAGTCAGGAGGTATTTTCATGGAGCTTTTTTATTGCTATGCCTACGGCCGGCTCTCGAAAGAGGACGGCGATAAGATAGAGAGCGACAGCATCAAAAACCAACGGGACCTGATCCACAGCTATATCGGACAGCACCCGGAGCTGAAGCTGGTGATGGAGGGCTACGATGACGGCTACACCGGCACCAACTTTGAACGTCCCTGTTTTAAGGAGATGCTGGAGGCGGTCAAAGAACAGAAGGTCAACTGCGTCATTGTCAAGGATCTCTCCCGTTTCGGCCGTGAGTACATTGAGGCGGGCCGGTATATTGAAAAACTGTTCCCAGCCCTGGGCGTGCGCTTTATCGCCATCAACGACGGTTATGATACCGCCCATCTGGACGCCTCCAGCAGCCTGATCCTGCCCTTCAAAAATCTGATCAACGACTCCTACTGCCGGGATACGTCCATCAAGGTACGCAGCCACTTTGACGTCAAGCGGCGCAATGGGGAGTTCATCGGCTCCTTCGCCGCCTACGGCTATTCCAAAGACCCGGAAAATAAAAACAGATTAGTCGTGGACCCCGAGGCCGCCGACGTGGTGCGGGAGATCTTTGCCCGGCGGATCTCCGGTATGAGCTGCCAGGCCATTGCCGATGAACTCAACACCCTGGGCGTCCCCTCTCCTATGGAGTACAAGCGGAGCAGGGGCATGAAATATAAGTCCGGCTATCGGGTCCACAATAAAACCAGGTGGTCGGCCACGGCTGTGCGGCGCATTCTGCAAAACGAGGTCTATCTTGGCGTCATGGAACAGGGAAAGCGCACCACGCCTAACTATAAGGTCAAAACCGTCGTTTATAGGCCGCCCGAAGAGTGGATGCGCGTGGAGGATACCCATGAGGCCATCATCAGCCGGGAGGACTTTGACCTTGCGGCCCGCCTGATGCGGACGGATACCCGCACAGCCCCCGGGAAAAAGGCGGTGCATCCGTTCGCGGGGATTCTCTGCTGCGGGGACTGCAAGGGCGGCATGGTGCGCAAGACCACCTATTATGACGGCAAAACCTACCACTATTATGGCTGTATTACCCATCGCTCCGATACCGCTGCCTGTTCGCCCCACACCATCAGCGAGGCCAAGCTGGAGCAGGCCGTGCTGGAGGGGGTCAATCTCCATATCCGCACCGTGATAGAGCTGAATGGGGCGCTGGAAGCCATTGCCCGCCGGCCGTTGCAGAAGGTAGCGGCGGAGAAGCTGGATAAACGACTGGAGGCGCTGCGCCAGGAACTGGTCACAAAGCAGGACATCCGGGACTCCCTCTATCGGCGCTATGCCTCTGGAGAAGTTTCCAGGGCTGACTTTCACGAGTTCAAGCGCATTTTTACCCGCGATTGCGAGGAGGTTGAGCGGGCCATTGAGGCCCAGCAGCAGGAACTTGACCGGATGCTGGAGAGCAGTACCCCGGACAGTCCATGGATTCAGCACTTCAAGCAGTTTGGGCAGTTGGAAACGCTGAATCGGGAGGTCCTGGTACGCCTGGTGGAGCGGATTCTGGTCTACGAGGGCGGACGCATTGAGATCGTGTTCCGTTACCAGGAGCAGTTTGCCAACGCTATGATCTTCGCATCGGAAGAAACGGCCCGTCAGCCGCTGAGAGAGGCGGTGTAAGCGATGGCGAGAAAGTCACGCAAGGACCTGATTCGTGCGGAAAACAGCGGGCAGACCGCTGTGGCCGTACAGTCCAAGCCGTGCCCTGAGCCTGCTCCAACTTATTTGGCTGTAGGGTATGCCCGACTGTCCATCTTTGAAACAAGGGACCGCGCCGACAGCGAGGCGCTGCAAAATCAAAAGGAGCTGCTCCGGCAGTACATAGCGAACGCTCCGGACCTGCAGCTCGTTGGCATTTTTGAAGATAATGGGCAAACCGGCACCAACTTTGACCGGGCCGGTTTTGAGACAATGATGGAGACTGTCCGAAGCGGCAAGGCCAACTGTATTGTAGTGAAGGACCTCTCGCGCTTTGGCAGGGACTATGTAGAGGCCGGCAATTACCTGGAGCACATTTTCCCGTTCATGGGCGTGCGCTTCATCTCCATCTCGGATGGCTATGACAACGCCGACGCCACGACCGCCGATTGTTTGACCGTAGCACTGAAAAATATGGTCAATCAAATGTATTCCAAGGATATTTCCCGCAAATCCGGCTCGGTACTGCGGGAAAAGATCCGGCGCGGAGAGTTTATCGGCGCATTTGCTTCCTATGGATATAGGAAAGATCCAGCGGATGGACACCGCATTGTCGTCGACCCGGAGGCCGCAGGGGTGGTACGCGAGATCTTCCGGCGTAAGCTGGAGGGCCAGGGTGACACCGCCATTACCCGCTGGTTGAATGCGGCCGGAGTGCCCTCTCCCGGCTGCTACCGCTACCAGAAGGGCATCATCCTGGATAAACGCTTTGCCCGGTACAAGCCGTGGCTGGTCCAGTCCGTCAAGGATATTCTGCGCAATGAGGTCTATTTGGGCCGCATGGTACAGGGGAGGCGGCGCTCGGAGTTTTACGCCGGGCGGCCGGACAAACGGCTGCCGCGGGACGAGTGGACGGTCGTGGAAAACACTCATGAGCCGATTATCAGCCGGGAGGATTTCGACGCGGTACAGGCCATATGCGTGGAGAGAAACGCCGCCTACCGCGCGCGGCTCGGAAAATATGACCATCTGGGAAAGCGTGAAAATATCCTCAAGGGTTTGGTCTATTGTTCTGACTGTGGACGAACTATGGTGCGCTACAAGCAGGTCTCTCACGGCAAGAACGTGTCCTATTACTATCTTTGCCCCAGCTATGCCGCCATGCTGGAACAGAGCGGGTGCAGCTACAAGTTTCTGCCGGAGGATTTTCTGCTGGATTCGTTGGAACAGGTCATTCAGAAGGAGATCGAACAGGCTGTGGATATGACCGCCTTGGCAAAGCGTTTGTCAGCAAGAGTGTCCGGCAAAACGGACCAGGGCGCTATGATGTTGAAAAAATTAAACGCGCAGCTTGAGCGTGTAGAGGAAACACGCAGGAATGCCATGCGGGACTACCTCGGTGGACAGATGGAGCAGACGGACTATGAACTGCTGAAGGAGTGCTGCTTGGGAGAAGCGGAGGAATTGAAGAAGCAGATATTTGACCTGCGGGAGCAGCAGCGGTACCAGGCGGAAACGCTGACGGAGAAAAACCCGTGGCTCGCCGCGTTTGGAGGGCTGGGCCGCCCCTTCCATCTGACAAAGGAGCTGGCCGCTTCCCTGATTGAGCGCGTCACCATCTATGGGAATAACCGGGTGGAAATCCTTCTCCGCTTTCGCGATGAACGGGAACAACTGCTGGCCGCAGCGGGAGAGGAGGAGGCTGTATGATGATTGCGAAATACATCCGGCTATCTTCTGCCGATGAGGATGCCCGGTATGGTGATAAACCGGAGAGCAACAGTGTGACCCATCAGCGTATGCTCTTAAACCGCTATCTGGAGACGCATCCGGAGTTTGAAGCATATCAGGTCTTGGAGTTTCAGGATGATGGACGTAGCGGCACCAACTTTGAACGGCCCGGGATCAAGGCGATGCTGGAGATGGTGCGCCGTCGGGAAATTGACTGCGTCATCGTCAAGGATTTTTCGCGCTTTGGCCGTAACTATGTGGAGGTGGGCAACTATCTGGAGCAGGTATTCCCCTTCCTCGGTGTCCGTTTCATTTCTGTCAACGACGGCTACGACAGCAAAGACTATCCTTATGGCGTGGCAGGCGACATCAACAACGGCTTGCGGAATCTGATTAACGAACTCTACAGCCGGGATCTCTCGCAAAAGGTTAAAGACTCGTACCGGCAGTACACCAAACGTGGTCAATGCGTTTCTGCCTACCCCATTTACGGCTATGTTAAATCACCGGCGGACCGCCGGCTGCTGATTCCGGACCCGGAAGCGGCGGATATTGTCCGGCGCATATTTGAACGCTGCAATGCCGGAGAGGGGCCGACGCAGATTGCTTCGGGATTAAATCGGGATGGGGTTCCCACTCCTTCCCAAAGAAAGCGTGACCTCGGCTCGAAGCGGCAGCTATGGAACTCCGCAAGGCTTCAGAACGAATGGAGTGATAAGGCTATTACGCGTATCCTCCGCGACGAAAGGTATACCGGCAAGCTGATTGGCATTAAGACGACCCGCACGGAACTGGGCAATCAAAAATCATCCAGGAAGCAGTCTGAAGAGGACTGGATCGTAGTGCCCGGCACATTTGAGGCTATCGTTTCACAGGAGACATTTGACGAAGCGCAAAGGCAGCTTGAGACGCTGCGGCGGCATTCGGGTAAGCGGGAAACAAACACCCCTGCGGTCCATCTGTTTTCACGTAAGCTCAAATGCGGGCACTGTGGCCTCGCTCTCGGCAGACACGTGGTAGACCTCGGCGTTTATTACCACTGTGAAAGGCGAGCCTGGAACAGCGGAGCCACCTGTCTGGGCGCCCGGCTTTTTGAGGATGATTTGATCCGCACGGTGCTGGCTTCGATCCGTTTTCAGGCGAGGCTTGCGGGGAAAGCAGAAAAACGGCTGGATAACCTGGAGAACGCCGAACG